AGCACTACCTGCGTTAATAGGCGTAATTGGTACAGTCATAAATTAATCTCCTGTCCGGAAAAAGAGGAGAGCTAAAGTTCAGCCCTCATGCTCAAATTTCTGGCAGGGTGATATCCCAGTCTGTCAGATCAACGGTGTCACCGAGGTTGATCGTCACGGTATCCAAGTTCATATCTGCACCAGAGGTACCGACCGAACCTTGTGTGACGACGACACCAGCGTTATTCTTGGCCCGGAAATGACCCGCAGTGCCGCCAGCAGGTGCACTTGCTTCACCAGTAATCGCATTCGCGTTGGCGGTTGCGCCAGGAGCTGCATCTGTCGCAGCTTGGAATGCTGTTGCACTGAACGTCAGTACTGCAAGCAAGGTTCCAGTATCAGCATCGATACAGTTCGTTGGCTCAACACCGGTCCTGATTTCTACTGTACCTGTGCCAGCAACATTCAGCAAGGCAGTAATTGCATCGAGCGCGGCGATTACCGCAACGTTCGACATACGAGTTGTTAATGCCATCTAACTATCCTCTTAAAGTTAAAAGTGAACCGGCCAACAACTCCGGGCATTCATTTGTGTCAATTCAGCTTATTCGTCCTGCCGGTGTCCCTCTTTGGGGCAATGCTGCTTTCCTGGCAGCGGCGAGCTTACCCTCATAGTGCTCCAAGGCATAGCGCTCTGCCTGGGCCAGATAAAGCCGGTTATAATCTGGATGAGAATTCAGACTCACCACACCCATGGAATAGGTCAGGTGATTCTCCATAACACCCAAAGTTGAATCCCAATCATCAGACTTCTTCCACTCACGAGAAAAGTGCTGGGTATTGGTCAAGAAGAACTGGAAATTCAAAACAGCATCCGTTATCTTGTGGACCCATTTTGCATCAGCCCACCTGTAAGCAGGTTTGATGTACCGTTTCGCCCAAGCCGACAACCAAGAGTGCTTGTTGTAGTTCGAGTTACGTTGCCACGCTTCCTCATCACTTTGTCCACGATCAACATTGATAAAGAAGAACTGTGGAAAAGCGTTCGCGACCTTCTGCAAAAGCGTGTCACTCGAAGCCCGGTCCTGGGTGATTCGTTCATCCACAGCCCGCAAACGCAAGCCGCCCTCGGCACCCGGTGTGAGCCCGATGCCGTTGTCGTCATACCCTGTTGGTGTGTCAATCACCACATTGGCAGCGTCCGGGTCCATGACCACAAGACCATCGACCTTGAGTTGATTGTCCTCAAGCGTGAGTCGTCCTGATTCAATTAGGTCTTGAAGTAAAGCGAAAATCTGTTGTAATTCAATCTCATTCATTTTCGTTCTCCGTTGATGGGGGTTTTACAACGCCCCCGGTTGCTAATTGAGCGCCGATACTGATTAATTGGGCAGCGTCTTGCAATGGGGATTGCCCAACAGCGCTCTTTGCCCCAAACTCAAATCCTACCGCTTCACCGTCTCGATTATACTTCAGAGCCGGTTCTTCGAAATCTCGCCAGGACCGCACGTGTACCGTTGTCGATCCCGAGCCGTCTGCATTCCTGGTCTGGCTTACGTCATAGGTCGTGCACCCGGCACAAGCTATCATCACCAACCCAACACAAAGACCGATCATGATGCCTATATAAGCGGTGTAACGTTCTTCTCGTCTATTCATTTCATTTCTCCTTCAAAAATCCTACTTCATCCAACTTTTGGTCAATAAACTCGATCCAACGCCCAAGGTTGGCATCTTCAAAATCAACGCTATGTGCGCCCGTGGTCTTTACGTTAGTCACGAACGGATCGGTGAAGCCATAAACCCCAGCAAGCCCAAACGGGTGAAAGAGCAAGACACTACCCGCCCAGATAGCTGTGTCACCGAGCGAATGAATGCAGTATATCTTGGTGTCCTGCCAGCCCGGAAAATCGTGCCCCCGGCCCATCGCTGGACGAAAAAAGAATGCAGCCTTGAAGTCAATCCCTTCCATGGCGATCGCAGTCTTAATGCCACCATAGCTGTGGCAAATAATTGCATCCCCGTCTTCAGCAACCTCGATGATGGCCTTGGCATCTTTCTTCTTCTTCCAACGCGCATCCCAAGAATGTCTGATTGGCTGATTCACATCGAGCGTCTTATAGCCACGCACCTCCAACCCGGCGAGCGCTCTATCAGTGGTCGACTTGCCATGTGTCTTGATTCCGTTTATACCCAGGATCTTTCCCATGTCAATACACCCACATTACAATTGGCCCTTTGCGCAGATCGACGTGGACAAAACCTTTCGCCACACCAATCCCAGTGAACCCATGTCTGATCGCCACCTCAACCAGCATGTAACGTTGTTCACCGCCATTGACCGCAACGTCAGCGGCTTCCCCAGCGGGATGCATCCCCGGTTTGTCTTTTACGACCTCTTTGCTATGCAGCGGTGAGCGATACCCAGAGACGACAACGAATGGGAAACCACACTCATGCCGTACGGTGTCAAGCAAATGGATAAACCAGCTCTTCATCTCATTGTCACCGGTCTCTTTGCAATCGAACTCTGAGCGCTTGAAGTAACGAAACGTCATTTCATCAGAAACTGACATTTTGGTCGGAGATCCACTGGTATCAGCAAGCAATCCTTGTAGTCAATAGCCACTTCAAGATCTGCTTTATTTTCACGCCTGCGCTCGGTCAATAAATCACTTTTGCCATCCCGTGCTTCCTTCTCCGCCAAGTCATCACGCATATACTTTAGCGCCCGGACCGTGTCCAATGCGTTCTTGATTCTGTACTCATCTTTGAAGTCCACAATCAACGAATGATTGGCATCTACCTTGGTCGTTATTTCCGCTCCTTGCGCCTCTGAAAAGAAGTTTTCATTCAGCCACACAATCATCATCCCATAAGCAACAAACCCAAGCGCAAGTGTGCCTAGTGAAATGTGCTTGCCTGACAGTTTCTCCCAAGACAAGTCGATAGGTTTTGATTGAGTCATCATCCCGCACTAACCTCCAATAAATTTAGCAAGATCATATCCACTTGAAAGGGGCCAACAGGCCATCATAACCGCGTCAGCGAGATTCGGCGATTTCGTTCCAGGTGGTGTCTTGTCTATCATCAACTTCAACCGTGCTCCACGACTCGCAGTAACTTGACAAAGTTCCTTTTCTAATTGTCGTAAGCGCTTCATGCTTGAATCCAAACTGATCAAGCTGTCTACATCATATATAGCTCCCTCATTCACTGCCCTCCAGGTACGATAAAAGCGACTGCGCAATTCCCACCAACCTTGCGCCTTGAGATTAGTATAAAAGTCTTTATTCAATGGGCTCTGCTTGTCCATAGGAATGACTGGCTTATCCGGGTTCACCACCGCAGCTCCAGCATTCCAGGGCACCAACTTGATCCTGTCCGGAATACTGTTGGTATCCTTCAAGTTGTTCACCTCCCCTTTAACACCTGCTCCAACACCAATGCAGTCATACTGAACGTCTATTCGACCCAACTTCATCACGTTAGCTATGGCCCGCCGTGCTGTTTGCGCGGGATCTCTTGCACCCCATTCGTCAACAGTACGGATTATGGTTCCCTGACGATTTGCTTGGGCATTGGTGTCGCCACCCTCGTCGGCCACGTCCAATGCGGAGCACCACATGCCAGTTTCTGACAGCCCCAGCTTGATGTGGGCATCTATAGCAGCATGCACCCACTCTTGCTGAATCAACAAACCCTCAACAGAGGCCGAGTAGTTGCGGTCAACCTCTTGAGCGAATATGTGCTGAAGACCTTCTGCTTCAGCTTTGTCTTTCCGTCCGTTGTACCACGCCTCTGTCTTAGCGGGATGGTCACGCCAGTCAAGCACAAAGACCTGCGTCTTCGACGGCACCACTTTGCCGGTCCAGTCTGCGCCCGCTTCACGCCGTCGATGGAACACATTGCCTAGTCCATTGACAGAGGACAAATCAATCTGCACACGGGTGTTATCTGACAGCGCTGCTTCTATCTTTTCAGGACGCTCGTAATGAGCGCTTTCATCTTTGAAGTAAATTAACTTGCGCCCGCCCCGGCCGATGTTATCGCCCGCTTCACCGGTGATGGTGGCGCTGCCCTCCGGATTGACGATGCGCATATAAGACATGTGTTCTCTGGGCTTGAATCCCTCTGGCATAAAGAACTCTGGCAGATCAGCAATGATCATACGCATCTTTTCAAAAATGCTGTCCGGGTCTCCGATCTTGTCAACCAGCTGCTCCTTGCGCGATCCCCATCCCACAGCAGCACCGGGCCAAAACAACCAAAGCCAAACAGAAAATGCACAGCACACCCACGTAGCTCCCATGTCACGCGACTTCTCGATCAAACCAGGAGATTCATATGACAAACAAGCATGAAGGAACTCAACCAATTCCTGTTGACGTTGGAACAACACCAATGGCACCTTGGTCATGCCATCTCCAGCATTGCGCGGATCATAGGTGTCACACCAGTGGTTAATGAACTCAACCGGCTTGTCAGCATAATACGCCTTGGCACCAGAGACCAGCGACAATGTTTTACGGAGCTGAACCACCTGTCCTTGTCGCCAAGCAAGCACATCAACCATATCAACAGGCCAGTCGTTGGTGGTTTGAGGCGCTGCAGCTTGCATCATTTGTCCTTGGCGCGCAGCGTATCGGCATAGGCATCAGCTGCTTCTTGCGCCGTCATCGTTGATGTGATCCTGTGAATCGGCCCGCCGTCCGGCCCGGTGTGCTCCTTCTTATCGGCTAGGCCTAGGTCCCTAGCGATGATGTTAGCGTTGAGTAGGTCAGCAGCTGCCCCAGTGAACTTCTGCGAACGAATTATTTCATCAACTTGTGTAGTGACCTTGGAAAAGCCATTCTTCTTAACGTATACAAACCAAGTAGACTGATCAATGTCCAGGAAGATGCACAAGCCGCCCAACGTCATGGCGCGCATCTTATTGGCTTCATGCGAGGTGACCAGTCCCTGGAAATGGAACAACTTCTCTTCCTTCAACGGGTTGTCCTCAACCCAATCGAAATACTCCACACAGGCTTTC